GGAGAAAATGCAGAATTTATAATTTGCATTGAATTTTGATTAGTAGTAGGAGTTGCAAATATCCATGTAGGTGAAGATAAACCACCATGATAATAACCTCTAGGATACCCATCTCCGTCACTTAAAACAATGTTGCTGCTTGTTGTTCTAATATCTAAACTGTGTTGGTTGCCATTATACATACCAAGAATACTATTTTTAGTTCCTGATGTTATTTGAGAGCCAGACGATGTTCCAATAGCTGTGTTAAAACCTCCTGTTGCAGCAAGTAAGCAATCTGTACCAACGGCTGTATTGTGTGTGTTGGTTGTACAAGCACTTAATGCTTGTTGTCCAACGGCTGTACTCGCACTTGCTTCAGTTAAAGCATCCCCTGCATTTGCACCAATTAAAGTGTTGTTTGTTCCTGTTGTAATATCGTTTCCTGCTTCAAAACCAACTGCCACATTGTAAGCATCTGTAGCTGAAGTAAAGTTTTGTGCGAGTAATGCCCTTCTTCCTATAGCAACATTACGACTACCTAGAGTGTCAGCACCAAGAGCATCTGTACCAATAGCTATATTGAAGTCTGCATCTGTTAGGGCATCACCTGCTCCTGAACCGATCAGAGTATTTTGCACACCTGTTGAGACGGATAATCCTGCACGATAGCCTAATGCAACATTAAATGATTCTGAACTATCAGTTACATTATAGTTACCTAACGCATTTTCTCCAACTGCCACGTTTGATCCACCTGTCGTGTTTGCTCCTAACGCACCATATCCTACACCAGTATTAGCCGTAGCAGTGGTTTGTGCATCCGCTGTTTCACCACCGACTAAAGTGTTTTTAATACCTGTTGTTAATGATTCACCTGCGTTATGCCCTACAGCAACGTTATAAGATTCTGTAGCACTGCCTTGATTGTGTGTCTTTAAAGCATTTACCCCCAAAGCAACATTTTTAGACGATAAAATATTTGTCGTTAAAGAAGAAGTTCCTACTGCTACATTATTGGTAGCGGTTGTTATTGCATCACCTGATGCATATCCAACAAGTGTATTGCTTGCGCCTGAGGTAATAGCGGTGCCTGCTTCATCGCCTACTGTTACATTGAAGTTACCACCACTAGTAATAGAATTACCTGCATTTACACCTGCTCTAAAGCTTGATGTTCCTGCGGTGGATGAAACCAAATCACCATTATAGGTTAATGTGCCATCAATGGTTAAAGCTTCGATATTGTCATTAGTTTGGTCTAAGGTAAAAAGAGAAATAAAAGCGTCATTATCTTCATTTCTTATTTTAAGAATATTGTTTGTTGTGTCGTAAAACAATTGGTTAGCATATGTGGTTGAAGGTGCTGATGTTCCAGAATTTGTTGACCCTAATGCTTGTAATGCTGAGTTTAAATCTGACCGAAACGATGCGAACCCTTGATTGGCTATTGATAAATCATTTTGCGACATTTGTTACCCCTAACTTGCTATTTCCCCGAAGCCTCTTGCAACGTAATCAAAAGTTCTGCTTACTGTTGCACCGGAACTATTAAAAAACTCTATTGTAAACCCTGTTTCACTTTTATTGGTTATAGCATAGAAATCACCACTCGCCAAGTTTTGTGCTGAAATTCCTACACCTTGTAATGATTTAAAATTAGGACTAAATGTTATAGCTTTTCCGCTTGTACTTGTACCGCTTGCCACATCCGCTTCTGCTATAACTCTATCGGGCATATCTACAGTAACCGATAATGCTGAAACTTGTTGTGTGGCTGTGCCTTTTGTGCTTGTCATTTGTAGCTTGAATTTAAATGCTCGTGCTTTGTAATCACCTACAAAAAATTTTCTGAAATCGGTGTATGTTGGAGAGCCACTTGGGTCACCTTCTGTTGTAGCAACCAATAATTCTGTGTTTGTATCGTCAAACTGTTGGGGGTCACCATCAAATAACCCCGACCTGTCATCAAAGTTTCCAGAAGCATCATCAAATAAATTAACAAAACTAACTCTAGCTACATTCATATTTGCTGTAACTCTACTGGTATAGACCGACCCTAAATCTATATGCGTATCAAACTCGTATGTTCCAGAACTTGCAACATTTCCTACTCCACCATCAAACAAACCTCCTGCATCGTCAAAATTCCCTGCCACATCATCAAAATTATTCGCTGTTCCAAGTTGTAACTTACTATCAACGACTGCCATGTTTGTTCGTGAACCAGTAAAACTAGGACTTTGGGTTGATGTTGTTACCAAGTTTAACCCTTTAATGCTTTCGATTATAGCTACTGTAGACACCGCATTTTCCGAACTGTTACCCACTTTATCTACTGCCTTGATGAAATATGTTCCTGTCATAGCAGGTACTATTACAGTATTAGCAGGTCTTGAAACCTTATCCGCTATGTCTATTGAATTAGCGTAGGTTGCTCCACTTGTTTCTTTTGCGTGTCTTATTCTATAGTGTGATAAATCTAAGTCTGTAACTGGTGTCCATCCTAAATGTGCTTCTGTGCCTATTATATTTACACTGAAATTGGTTACATCTTGCGGTGGTTGTGTTTTACCGACTACTTGGTGCGTAGTGCTTACAAAGACTGACCGACTTATTGAACTGACCGACCTTGCCCGAACATCATACACCACATTATCCTCAACGTTTACTAATTCAAACTGTGCTGAACTACCCCGACCCAAGTTGATAAAAACCGAATCTGTTGCCTTTTTGGCTTGCACTTCAAAATCCGTAATGAATAGATCGGTAGCTGTAACATTGACCAATAACACCGCTATAGCTTCTTCATTTCTTGCTCTTAATTCATCGGTGACGGAAATAGTAGGTGCTTGAACAAAGAAAGGGTTTGGTAGTGTTGTGTCGGGTATTGTTGGCAATGCTTGTTGTGTGCCGAATGTATAAAAGCTATCTTGATGCTCCGAACATTGTATGCTTACTGTATGATCGGCATTTACTGATACTCTTTGTACTCTAAAGGGTTTTGCAGAGAAAGCGGGGGTTGCATGGGTAACGTTTACGATATCCCCTACCGCTAAGTCTAACGCTGTGCCATCTGCTCTTAAAGAGATATCTAAACTAGATCGTGAACGTCTTAGAATGATTTCTGCCATTTCTTGTGCTTGATGGGCATTTGTTATCATTGTGTAATCAAATCGACCCTCTAAAAGTAACTCACCATCTTCTGTTTTCATAGTTGCGTGTTGGTCTGCCGAATCTAAACCTGTTTCATCTACTGGGGGAAACTGCACTGTGTCGGTCTGATAGTTTTTATCGGGGTTTACAAAAGTAACAATAACCCTGTTATATCTTGAGTTTTTGTTTTTACTCTGAATACTGATACCGCCTATTATGTTATCTTCTGTGAGTGTAATTGATGCTGAACCTGTGCTTTCCACTAGGATATTATATTTACCACTAGAGAAATTAAGATAAGAGCGTGAGCCTTTTACAAATTCTTTAACGTTATTTATAGCTTTTCTAGATGTATCGACCACTATATGACTATCTAAAAGGTCAATAGCACTTGCACCGCTAACAGGGGTAATATCCGCATCACAAACATCGGTGGCTGTTTGCCAATCCGCAAAGTTACTATCAAAATAGCTGTTTGTTATCCCCATGCCGAATCGATCGTTTCTAAGATAGTCTAGTAGCTGTAATATTGGATTGTCGGAATATTCCCATGTTGTGCTTGTGTCTGCTCTATGGCTACCGCTACCGCCTGTAACTGTTCCATCTAAATTAGGGTTATAAACCTTACGACCTTTGACAATCGCTTGAACTCTTGGCAATGCACCAAATTTTTCTGCGTTCCATTCAAATCTTAGAGCTAAATATGCTAACCCCTGTAATCGGTGGTTTGAAGTCCATGAACTTACTTCGCCTAATAGTGCTGAAGACGTTTGTGTGTCTGTTCCTAAATGTGCCTGTACTGTAATTAAACTATTAGTGTTTTCGGTATCAAAGAAATTAGCATCCGCACTTGTGACTGTTCTTTGTGTGCCATCGGTTAGTGAACCCGACAAAGTAACTTGATGATTGTTTACAAATAAGGTTTCAACGCTGTTTATTTCGCCTTCACTTAGAACTACCGCCATATATAAATATTGATTATCTGTGCCAGATGTTTCTACAAAGACAACATTTCCACCTACTTTTCGTGTTCCGTACACCACAGGAATACTTGAATTAGCAGTGAATTTATTAACTAATATTCCTCTTGCTACTTGTTCCTCAAACTCTTCCGTAAATTCTGGAATTTCTGGCTGTGGTGCTACCCAACTAATAACCTCATCAACAACGTCTACGACTACATCAACTACACCTGTTACAACGTCACCGACAAAATCAACTGTTTCAGTTATTACATCGCCAACAAAATCAAAAACGTCTTCAACAAAACCACACATTTAAAACATTCTCCAGTTACTACCCATGTTTTCAAATCCTAATCGTTCAAATACTGGGTCTTTGTGTAGACCTGTGCTAACCGATAATAACATCGGCAACCCTTCCGATACATTCTTTACAGAATTTACTATGGTTTTTACTAAGTTATAGGTTCTAAATTGCTTTCTGACATACAATACATGAATATTCATTATCTTCTCTTTGCTAAACCAATATTCAGCCTTGTGAAACATACATAAACCCATCAGTTCTTCTTTATCTAAGTCTTTAGCAAAAATTACTCTACCCTTTTCTAAAATTGTGTTGATGAATAATGTAAGCTTTGGCTTGTCAACTTCTGGAAGCTTTTTATCAAATAACTCTCCTTCTTTGAACTCCATGAGCATTTCATAAATCATATCAAAATCTTTTTTTTCTGCTTGATATAAATGCACACTACTCATTCTCTACCCCATTTAATGTCTACTAAATTTAGTGCTGAATATTCCATACCCTTGTCATTAGAAAAAAACCTTTTTTGTGAATTATCGGATGTTGTTCTACCGCTTTTCTTTGAGAAGTTCCCCCAATGTGACGTAACTGAAAAACTCAATGTGGCTGTTGTTGTGTTATCGGTAATTTTAAATTCGTCTATTGTTCCATAAAACAAAAGAAAAGGGTCTGATATCAATGCTAGATTTGCATCTAAAAAACCCCTGTAAATAAAGACATTATCGTTAATTATGTTTTCATTGAGTACAATAGAAATATAGGTTTGGTCTACACCAGACAACGTAACCACTAAACTGTTTTTTGAAGGTGTTGCTGTTTCACTAACTGCGGTTATTCCTCTAAAGTGACCATT